CACATAAGCATCCATCATGGCGGCGACATTATCGATCTTCTGATCCTGTCGCTTCTTGAGGAGCTTACGGTTCCCGTTGGTGTCTTCCATCGTCACACAGTTACCCATAGCAAACGCCATGAGGAGCTGGTCGAAGTAGAGCATTCGCTCTTCACTGAGGATCTTGAGCTCACCCAGAGGGATCGACTCAGTCTTTGCACCCTGGATTACCTTCTCGATCCCATAAGGACCGTTCTCAGTTTCCCAGCGCAGGACGAATTCCTTAGCCCCATACGGGTCATACCCGAAAGCGCGAACATCAAACTCCGAAGACTCGATGTAATGGTCAAGGTCGTCGTAGACATCCATCATGTCAAGGATTGTTCCAGGTAGAACCTGAAGTGATCCTTCATTGATGAACTCCTCATACTTCTGCCGCATTGCCCCTGGTAGCTTGCGAAGGGTCAGCTCAGTGATGTAAGAGCGAGTCTTTACACCGAATGATCCATCGGGCAATGGGAACAAGAAGGTGAAGGCACAGAAGTCATCTCCCTGAGAGAGGTCCGCACCCATTGCACAAGGCTGGCGCCAGAACTCACGAGGTCGATGAGGAACTGTTTCATCGTACGTGAAGAAGTACGTGAAGCCTTCGAGCGGGATGCCGAAGCGCTTTGCGAGGATGTCGTTGCGAGTAGCAGGAGCTTTCTCCGCTCGTTCCACGTCAAGCTGATATGTGTCATAGGTAACCGTCTTTCCCAGATTAGGTTGGGCTTTGAGCCACATCTCTGGGTTGCCTACCTCGTCCACGTCATCCAACTTGTAGTACCAGATGGAAACATGCGGAGCGTAGTAGTCACCCTTGAGGATGTCTGCCAGCTCCATCTTGATTGTGTCACCAGCACCGTTTCGAACAGTACCCTCAGAACTGATGGCTACAATGAGCCAGTCATCGTTCTTGGATGCACTCTGTTCAAGTGCGCTGATGACATCCTCACGAATGTCTCCGGACAGCCACTCATCCACCGTTGCAATCTTAGCCCTAGAACCCTGGAGCTTATCGATCGACATTGGTCGGATCTCTAGGATAGAACCCGTGAGGAAGTTCTCAATCCCCTTTTTCGTTGAGGCCAATTTTACGCGGTTGGCTCTTGAGCCAGTTGTGTTTTGGAGTGAGCCCTCAGTTAGGAATTGGAATAGTGGTCCACGAGCACGAGTAATGGCTGTCCGGAAGGGTGAAAGTACTTCCTCAGCCTGCTTCATTGTAGGAGCAGTAGTTACCTGATACGTGGTTGACGTGTCAACATTGAGGAAATATGCGTGAATGAACTCCGCATACATCGACTTAGCTGCTCCACGAGCCACGATGAGATACTGCTTCTGGATGAGGCGCTTCTTGATTCTCTTCCGAACGTAATGTCCACCATGATTGCCTTCAGAAGGCACGTACACACTCCGCTCGATGAAGTGGTACCAACCGAAAACCTGTTCGCCCCATAGCTTGAATGTATCGAGCATGTGGACGTCTGAACCGTCAGTAAGCGTGAGCTCGTTCTCACAATACTTGATCCAGCCTAGAACTGCTTGGTCATCGTAGTAGAAGTTCGGACTAGCGATGAGTTCGTCGATTCGCTCCATCTCCATGGCTACTTCTCGGTTTACGGGAATCTCACCATTCATGACCCTCTGACGGAACTCTCCGTAGAAGATCGGTGTCGCAGTATTCGACAGACTCATCGCTAGTCCTCCTTTCTAACCTAGTGCGGAACGGGCCGCTTTGCGCGCGGCAGCCTTGAGTGCGGCATTTGTGATCGCCGAAGTGGCGGCCGGAAGTACAAGCTGATTCACAGCGTGACCGCCGATGGCCTTTAGTGCGGATTCTGCTGTCGACTGAGCAGCATTCCCAACAGCCTTGGTCGCACCCTTCTTGATCTTCTTGCCCGTGGACTCAGGCGGTGCCGTGAGCTTCGCGTATTCCTGTTCCATCTTGAGACGGTTGAGGCGCTGACGGAGCTCTTCATCCGACATCTTGTTCTTCGACTCAGCAAGCGTCGACGCCTTGCGCTCGGGATGGAGCGGCACGGCTTCAACTCGCTTGGCCTTGCCCGGCTTCTTGGCCAGAGCGTTGGCGGCAGAGCGCTGAACGTGCTCGACCTCCTTGCGGTCACCGCTGAGGGTCTTCTCGCCCTTTTCATTGGTTTCCACTCGAAGGCGCTTCGGATTGTAATGAATCGTGTGAAGCTCGCCAGTCGAAGGGTGACGGATCGTGAGTGATGCGGTGCGGTCCTTTCGGATGCCCCAATGCATGCCCTTGACGCCGTGGTGTTCGAGAGTGGTTGCCTCATCCGAGGTCAGAACGCCGTAGAGGAATTCCGACATGTCTGAGTGCTTCAGCCATTTGTCAGGAAGCTTGTCGGTCGCGTTGAGTTCCTTGGCTCGCTTGATGATCCACGCCTTGTCGAGCGAGGTCTTCTTGCTGCTGAGGTTGTATGCCGTGACGGCATCTTCTACGTCAGCAGCATCCTGGATCGGATAGCTTCCGTCAGGACGAGCCTTGCCCTCAGCAGCGAGCTGCTTACGCTGTTCAGTATTGGGGGTCTTTGCCATGTTAGGCTCCATCACTTGCGACGGTCAGGGGCTGAGGAGGCTCGTTCAGCGAGTCAGCTGGATCTTGCCAGGCGAACTCATCTGCGGCCACAGTGAACCGCCATTCGAGCTGGTCGATCTGCGCCTGGAAGGATTGCAGAACGTAGCTCAGAGTTGGCGGATCGAAGAGAAGCTTCACTCGCATGAAGACATACGACTTGACAGCTGCGACATTCGGGTTTGCCCCAATGAAGTCACTCCATTTTGTCGTGTTGTCAGCGATGTAGAGAGCAGACGCGGGACCAAGACCAAGCTGCTGAAGCGTTGAGAAGACAGAGTTGACATGCACGATCACGTCGATGTCGTATGTCGTGTCTGCCACTTCGATACTGAGCAGCTTCTTGATTGAATCGAGAATGCTGTCATCATTCTGAGCCACGCGGTGCTCCTTTCTTTACCAGAGTTTGGTGTCGCCAGGGCGACGAGGGGTGAACTCTCTTGGCAGGAGTGAAGCGTCACCATAATGGATTGCATTATGGGTGGCGTGGGACACGCTGATGAGAAAGTCGGGATTCAGAATGTGCGCTTCACCATCGATGATCTCTTTCGGGGTCATCGGATTCATGTGGTGGATGATGATCCGATCTGGAACTTCTCGTCCCGGAATTCCTAGATCACACCCGAGGTCTCTAGTAATGACCTCGTGGCGTACCGCACGCCACATGCTGGAAGTGTAAAAGTTCTGATTGATGTAGCGATCGAAACCAAATGTTGATTCCCCAACGACCGACCGCAGTGACAGGTATTCGAATCGTTCCTCGAAAGTCTCCAGTCGCCGTAGCTCATGGTAACTCCTAGTCATCGAAATCGTCCTCGATGTTTGCCTGACCCGAGTAAGCCTTCATCGCTTGGAGTGCCTCGCCGTAGAGCTTCTCAACATTCTTCTGCGATTCGAGCGACTCGATCTTGGCGTCGGTGAGACGTGTTTCGTTCTCGATCTTTTTACGCTCAAGCTTTTCACGCTCAGTTCCCAGCTTGAGAAAGTGTGTGAGCAACTGTGAAGTTGCACGGCCAGATCGAATCTGCTTTTCAGCCTCGTCATATGCCAAGGCGATCAGCTGGTTCTCACGGCCTTGGGGTGTCGTGGCTGGCGGACGTCTTGGAGCGTTTGCTTCTGGCTCAACAGACTTTCGCGCAGTAGCCATGACACCTCCTTTCAAGGTTTTGGACTAGCAGGGTGCGGCATCGGGGCCACCGGACTCCTCATGTAAGACCCGACAAGGTACGAACATGCTTGAAAGGAGAAGGGCTGATGAAACCCGTTTTGGTGGGCGGAGACCGGTGACCCGGATGCCGCACCCTGCTAGATTTTACTGGCAGCTATCGCACTGCAGCAGATCCATCGGATCTACCGGAATGGCATAGCCACCGATGTTGTCGTTCTCTTCATCCATCAGACGAGCTTTTCCGATGTGACAGGCGCCGTCCAAGCAAGAGCCCAGGTGACCGGACCGATCTTGGAATCGACTGTGACACCACACTGCTTCTGGAAGTTGGCGGTCAGCGTTGCGGTCTGAGGACCGTCGATGCCGTCGACCGTGATGTTGTTACCACGGTTCTTCATCTGCTGCTGCCACTCCTTGAGCGCGGCTGATCCGTTAGGACCACCGTAAGGAGCAAAGCGACCAGATACTGCCTGAGCAGGACCAGTCGGATCGTTCGCGAAGTAGTAGCCCGCAGGAAGCGGGAACGCAGGAGCCTTGGGCGCTGCTGGCTTGGCCGGTGCAGGTGCGGGCTTCGGAGCCGGCTGAGAAACGAGTCCCAGTGCGGACAGAACCTGCGGTCCCACGATGCCGACATCCACGGTGAGGTGGTGATCGACTTCAAGTTGGTGAACAGCAGCCGTAGTCTTCGGACCGTAAACGCCATCGGCGCCAGTCGGGCCAAGATCGTATCCGGCCTTGATGAGCGCAGCCTGAACGGTTGCAGTCGGAACAGCAGTGGCGTTGTAGCCACCACCCGAGCTGGCCGAACCAGAAGGCGCAAGCGTTGCACCATTGATGGCACCAAAGGCGGACTTGAGGTTGCGCTCAAGGTCGACCGAGTTGCCCGCGAGCGTCTGCCCATTGAGGTACTGGTAGGTCGTGGCCTTGGATGAGATCTTTCCGGAGGACCAGGCGTAGGTCTGGCAACCGTACAGCGCCGTGTTGCCGACGCAGTGCTCGATGACATCGAACTCGCCATAGACCGAAGCCTTGTGTCCCTGCGCTGACGAAGCTGCATTGAGGAAGGCGTCGATCTCAGCAAGCTGAGTGGTCACGTCGTAGTCGACTGCGTAGTGAACGTCGGTCGTGTTCGGAAGACCGAGACCAGCAAGCAGCTGCTTGGCCGAGTTGCCTGCGGCCGTGCCTGCTGCAGCACCACTCTTGGTCTCCTGACCAGTGCCTTCCCAGAACAGGCCGACCTGGATGCCTCCGTTGAGGTATGTCTGGAGCTGAGTCTTGGTGAGGCCTTTCCCACCAGGATCATTGAGGTACTCCATGACGAACGACTTGCCCGCTGCCTTCAGCTGAGCCACCGTGGGCTTGCTGTAGGAGGAGTCAATTCCTTCTGCCATCTCTTCTCTCCTTTCGAATATGCAGTGATCGAATGAGGGAGACAACTTCAAACAGTTTTGCCTCTCGCACTGATACTACTTGATTTGCAAATTAGGTTTTGAACCTACTCTGCCAGATGTTAAACCCAGAATTGTTCCCCAGAATTTTCCTCCGGGGCATTTTTTGGGAGGCAGGCGATGCATAGGGGGGGCATGTTTCGCGGATG